GCTGCCGGGGTGCCGGGCGCGCGGGGAAAACTGGCGTCGTCGTCGACGTCGAGATCGAGCGTCGGCTCGTCGACGAGCGCGCCCGACGCGCGCAACTCGGCGAGCAGCTGCGCCTTCGCGTTGGCGATCACGGCGGCTTGTCCGCTCGCGTCCGAGCACACGCGCGCCTCGATCCGCCAGTTCGAGACGGTCCACGTGTGCTCGGGGTGGGTGATCCTGTCGAGCCTGTGGCCCACGACCCACGCCCGGTCGTCGGTGCCGTCGATCACGCCGGGGCAGTCGCTCGCGTGGTTGGTTGCCTCGCACTCGGCGGGCAGGTATCGGCGCATGTGCGCTCGGGCCTGTGTCACCCGGCGACCGGACCAGTCGGGGACGCGGCTCATTCCCACACCTCGCCCTCGTAGTTCGCCGGGTTGTCGAGCGGGATCGCCCTCGACTCGAAGACGCCTGGACGATCACGCCGGGGACGCGATCGCCAGTCGGCTTTGTACCTCGTGTTGGCTTCGCGGCACTCGGGCTCTCGGCATCCCTTGACGTAGCAAGAGCGGGTGCCGGGCGTGCCGGGGTGGTCGCTCATCGGTGCTCTTCCTCGTGCTGCGCCTTGGTCGCCTTGGCGATCTCTCGGGCGCTCGGCTGATCCTTGGGCTGCGGCGGGATCTCTTCGAGCACGCCGCACGCCACGCACTCGACGCACACGCCCCGGTCGGTGTGGTGCGTCCAGACGTGGTGACTGTCGTTCGTGATCGTGGCCGCCGCACTCATGCCGTCAGCCCCGATCGGCAGAGCGGGCAGAGCGGGCGACCTGTGTTCGGGTGCAACTCGGCACCGCCCGGCGTCCCGTGTTCGCAGTCTTCGCCGTGCTTGCGGATCGTGTCGAGGTGGGCGGCGGTCGCGCGCCCCTCGGCTGCGCGGATCTTGGCGAGGGCGGGCACGTACCAAGCGCGCTGTCTCGCCCGAGCGGCGGGCACGTTCGTGTCGGGGTCGGCGAGCACCGCCGTCCAGAGCGCCTCTTGGTGTGCCCTGTCGATCCCCTCCCCCGTCCAGAGCGAAGCCACCGACTCGGGCAAGCCGGGCGGCTCGCTCGGCGTGGGTGGTTCGGTGGGTGCTTCCTTGGGTGGTTCGGGTGTCACGGCTGTGACAGGGGGTGGGGTGTCACCCGTGACAGGGGGTGGGGTGTCATGGCTATGACAGGGGGTGTCACCCGTGACAGGGGGTGTTATCCACAGGCACTCGGCCTTGTGGACGCCGCGCCCGCCGCACTCTCGGCACGCGTGCTTGGCGCTGCCGTCGCACTCGGGCGGGCAGGCGAGCCCGATCTCGTAGCGGTTGGGTCGCATGTGCTCGGGCGTGCGACCGCTGCCGCCTTCCTGTAGGTGCACGGTCAACTCGCCGAGGGCGACGAGGGCCTTGATCGAGCGGCGGACGGTCGACGCGCTCGTGCGCGTCATGCGGGCGAGGGTCGGGATCGACGGCCACGCCCCGCCCTCGCCGTCGTGGTCGGCGATCGCCAGCAGCACGAGCCGGGCGGATGCGTCGGCGCGGCTGTGATACCAAACGAGCGGGGTCGAGGCGCTCATGGGCGGTACACCGCCACGAGCAGGATCGCAGCCGGGATCGTCACGACCATGCCGACGGCGAGGGCGGTCACGAGGTCGAGCACGAGGCGGTTCACCGGGCGAGCGCGATCCGTGAGAGCGACTCGGCGATCGAGTCGAGGGCCTGCGCCTGGGCGATCTCGGCGAGCACCTTCGCGCGCTGCACGTCGACGCGCTCGCACTCGCGGAAGCGCCCGGCGAGGGTGGACGCCTCGCGACCTCGGGAAACGCTGCCCTCGGCGAACGCCGCGTCGGCGAGGTTGCGGGCCTCGCGAGCGGCGTCGCCGTGGGTGTCTGCGCTCGCGAGGTACGAGAGCGCGTGGGCGATCGGGTCGGTTACTTGGGCGGTGTGTTGTTGGTTGGTCATGGCCGCATTGTTACACGGCTGTAGTTACAGCTTGGTTATCTGCCCCACGCCCGCGAGCCGTGATACGCCGCCTCTCGGCACACGGGGCAGGCGTCGCCGGTCAGGCACTCGTGCGGGTTGGGGCACGCCTCGGTGGGCTCATGCATGAGGGTGCGGCAGGCGGTGCACACGGCGGGCCCGCCGTACGCGATCCCGCTCACGACGCACCGCCGTAGTAGGCGCGCAGCGGGGCGAGTTCGTTCTCGGTGGGCTGCCAGACCCACGCCCGCTCGTCGCACGGGGCGGGGCTCGCGCAGAGCAGCCCACGCGGCTCGGCGTGGTGCCCGAGCCCGAGGGCGTGCCCGATCTCGTGGGAGGCGACGCGGCGACGAAGCCCCGACACGCGGCTCGTCGTCGAGCGGTTGAGCAGGATCTCGCGCACGCCCGGCTCGGGGAACGTCACGATCCCCGACCATCCGGCATGGTGCCCGCCCGAGGCGGCGAGCATGTCGGCCTCGTCGTACGAGCCGACGCGCACGCGCACGCACGGGATCTCGGGCACGCACGGGGCGACCTCGACGACGACGCCGGGTAGGGCGGCGTCCCACCAGCGGGCGACGCTGCGCGATCGCCACGAGAGCCGAGGGGCCTCGAAGCGGACGCGCGTCGCGGTCGAGCCGTCGGGGTTGGTGAGCGGGTAGGCGACCTCGGGCGTCGCCGACGGCGGCAGGATCTCGCCCGCCTGGACGGGTGCGGGCACGAGGGCGATCGCCAGAGCGGCGAGGGCTGCGCGGATCACTTGCGACACCGCCTCATGCCGACACATGCCGGGTGCTCGCACACGGGCGAGCCGCCGAACGTCTCGGCTCGTGCTGCGCGCTGCGCGATCGCCGGGCGGCTCACGCCCATGACGCCCGCGAGTTCGGCGAGCGAGTACGTCTCGCGGGCCTCGTGAAGAGCGGCGTTCGTGGCGGCGGGCGCGAGGCGCTCGACCTCGGCGAGTGCTTCGAGGGCTTCCCAATCGCCCTCGGCTGCGCGACGCACGAGGGCGTTCAACATGCGCCCGATCATGGCCCCGAGTTCGGGGGACTCGTGGCGGCTCATCGCTCGATCTCGGCGCGCTTGGCTGCCACGGCGTCGGCGATCCGGTCGGCGAGCATGTCGACATACAGCGGGGCGACACGCTGCGTCGTCGCGACCTCGAAGACGGCGATCATGTCGGCGAGGCTGTAGCCGTCGCCCTCGTGGTTCACGATCGCTTCACATGCGATCTGCGCTGTAACACGTGCGGGGTGGTTGTGGGCGGTCATGGTGGGCCCCTCTCGGGCTCGTCGTTTCGGTGGAAAGGCAGACTTTACACCAAAACGACGGAAAGCCCGAGCCCCTCCCGACGGACGGGCGAGAGGGGCTCGGGCGGTCAGCGGGCGAGACGGGCTCGCAGCCTCGGGTGATCCGATCCGGCTCGTCCGAGGTAGGTCACCTCGTCGAGATCGAGGGTCGAGGCGATCCGGTCGAAGCCTCGACCTACCTCCCACGGGAGGGCGCGCACGGCGAGCACGCCGGGCGGCGTGTTGAAGTCCCCGAGCGCGTGCACGATGTAGCCGCGCTGTAGATATTCCTCGACGAGTCGGTTGTCGGTGGTCGCGTGCTTGCGCCAGCGCCTCTCGCGGAACACGCCCTCGCCGCGCACGTAGGGCGGGAACGCGGCGTTGATCCTGTGGGGCAGTAACACGACCTCGGGCTCGGCGGCGGGGTGCGGGCTCGCGACCCGTTCGAGTTCGATCACGAACGTGCCCCGGTGCGGGGTGACCTCGGCCTCGCCGCCGTGGACGGGGACGTAGCGAGTGTTCGTGATCCGCCACACCTTGCGACGGCACACGAACACGAGGTCGCGTTGTCGACGACACACGCGCACGCGGTAGCCGCCGAGGCGGGCTCGGATGCGCGAGAGCCGGGCGGCGACCTTGGCGCGAACCTTGCGGGGCTTGGCCTCGGTGAAGCCCACGGCGTCGGCGAAGAGCGTCACGCGACCCGCCTCGTCGTGGAGGTTGTGCGTGCCGAGGGTGGGCCCGCTCATGGCGTGCCGTCGTCGTGGGCGTCCGAGCGCACGCGCTTGTCGCGCTCGATCATGGCGTGCGCGCTCGGGTCGATCAGGTCGTCGCGGACCGTCTCGGAGACGGCGGCTCGCACCTTGGAGTCGAGGAGCCCGTTCGTGAGGGCGTGGGTGTCCTGTCGCACCTGCGACACGTCCGCCTGGACGCCGCGCACCTGCACGAGCAGAGCGACGGCGGCGATCGTGGGCGCGAGGGTGCCGAGCAGGGGCCCGATCACGAGCGTGAGGTCGCGACCCTCGGGGGCGAAGAGGAAGGCGGCGAGGACCGACAGCACCGTGACGACGAAGACGATCGCGACGACCACGAGGGCGGCGGTCGCGCTCACACGCTGCGACGACGAGGGTCCGAGAGGGGTAGACATGTGGGGGCTTCCTTCACTTGATGGAGTCGAGCCGGCCGCGCAGGTCGCGCAGTCGACGAGTGATCTTGGCGCGCTTCAATCGGAGGTTGTCGCGCCACTTGGTGAGTCGAGCTCGTTCCTCCGAAACGATGTGGTGACCGTAGAGGTCCTCCGTCCAGCCGAGGTACGGCATCCCCCACGCGGTCGTGGGGTAGTCGATCGGGACGGTCCCGACGCGACCAGCGCCTCGGGCGTCGGTCGAGCGGATCATGCGGTTGCCGAGCGAGACGGCGGCGTGCCCGTTGTCGGACGATCCGCCGCCCCAGAACACGGGGACGCCTGCGGGCGGGTTGTCGTCGCCGGGGTGGGGCAGCGCAGCCGCCTTCCACATGTCCTCGGCGTCTGCGGCCTTGTCGCCGTCGTAGTCGCCGAGGGCGGGCACGCCGAACTGCGAGCGCGTCCAGCGCGCGCAGTAGCGGGGCGTGTTGACGAACGAGGCGAGGGCGCGCTTCACGGCTGCCTCTCGCGTGTGTGCTGCGAACTTGGTCATGCGTCCGTTCCTTTCGGTTGTTGTTACGAGCCTGCGCGGTAGGTGACCGCGCAGAGGTCGACCCACACGTTCGATCCGGTAATCAGGTCGAGCACGGTCACGCCATTGGTGCGTCCCACGCGGACGCACCCGAACGCGGCGTTGGCCGCCACGGGGAAGTGGTGCTCGGCGTACACGGTGGGCTCGGGTCCGAATCCGTCAGGAATGTAGGACATTGGTCCCGTCGCGCCGTCGCGGGCGATCCCGCGGAACTTCACCCACCCGTTCTCGCGGCGGTACTGCGGGACGCGCGCGGCGTCGAAGGCAACCCAACCCCCCGTCAGCGGGAGGTCGACCCACGGCGTGTCAGGGAGGTTCGCGGGCTGCCCGACGGGGATCGCTGCCTGCGGGCGCGGGGTGGGCGTGCCTGCCTGTGAGCCGAACGAGACGCGGACGAGCCACTTCTCGGGGGTGATCGTGTGGCGGATGCCTGCGACGCGGTGCTCTGCCGAGATCCCGCTCGTGGGGTTCTGGACGGTCACGCGGTCGAGCAAGTCCAGGTGCACGCGTCGCTCGCTCGTCGAGCCGACGTGGAAGTGACTCGACGAGTGCGTGACGGGGAACGTGATCTCGGAGACGCGGCGGCTCGGCGTCGCCGTCTCTTTGAGGATCTCGCCTGCGCGATAGGCGAGGCTCGCCGAGTCCTCGACGCCCGCGATCGTGTAGGTCTGCGAGAACGCGCCCCATTCCTGCACGCTCGCCGAGTCGACGTAGGGCCCGAACACGCCGTCGGTGGTCGTGCCGTCTTCCTTGATGTACCGGCATTGGATGAGGACCGTGTTCACGAGGCGGCGGGTGTCGTAGTCGATCGCCGCGTCGGCGTTGTAGTCGGCCTCGGTGAACGTGGCGACCATCGGGTCGTGCGGGCTCGAGGTTTGGTTGTCGATCCCGTTCATATACTGCCGGTCGATCGCGCGCAGCACGCCGAACCTCGTCACGGCGGCGTACGAGCGGGCGGTGTCTCGGGTGAGAGCGATCTGATCGAGCACCGACGCGTTCTCGTTGACGGCGAGCAGGGTGTCAGACGCCGAGGTGTTCGCGGTGCTCGTGTCGATCTCGAACGGCACGCCTGTGTCGCGGATCTTGTTACGGATCGAGCGGATCTGCTTGTGCGATCCCGGCTCGGGCGTGTTGGCGAGTTCGTCGGCGGCGTCGGTCGCGGTGATCTGCACGAGAGCGCGCTTGTCCTCGATCGGATAGGCGGGGTCGTACGAGGTGCGCCCGTCTTGGATCTTCCCCCAGAACAGGGGCTCCCACCCGAGCCCGCCTGTCGCGTACGCCATGAGCCGGATCGGGCGACCGGGGCGCACGAGATCGTTCGTCGCGGGGTCGAGGTTCGCCGAGCGGATCCGCGCCGAGAGCACGCCGAGCCCGAGCGGCGTCCGGTCAGTCTCGATCGAGAGGGCGGGCGCGAGCACGTCAGTCCACACGAGCGGCTCGACGAACGCGGGCCCGTTGACCGCCGCCGAGGTCGTCGACGTGGCGAGCATGACCTCGCGGAACGAGAACGAGCGCGAGCCCGTGGTCGTGCGCGTCAACTCGAAGCGGAGGTGAACCGACACTGATCCCGTCGGCGCCTGCGCGAGCGGGAAGCCGTACACGCTCGCCGCTGCGCCGTTGCCGATCTGCGCGGGGCTGCCTGCGCCGATCTGCTGCCCTGCGGCGTCACGGAACACGAGCCGAGCCCACAGCGTCGTGCCGAGGTTGGGCCCGTTCGTCGTGAGGCGGAACGATCCCCCGGCGTAGTGCCCCGGCGTGATCGCCCAAGCCTCGCTCTCGAACTGCACGACGGTCGTCGACGGGCTCGACACGTGCGAGAACGTGAGGGTTCCGCCTGGGCGGTAGTCCTTGGCGGTGCGGTTGCTCGTGAGTTGCCCCGAGTCGGTGACGTGCCAGCCCCACGCGCCGCGCTCGCCCGAGGGGTTGCGGATGAGGTTCCGTAGCCCGGTCGTCGGCGGTGCGCCGATCTCCAAGCGCAGCCGGTCAACGGTCTTGAAGCCCTGTCGAGTCGCCATGTCACGCCGCCTCGGCGACGCCGCCGTGCGATCGGTAAGCCTCGATCGAGGTCGCGTAGTGCTTGCCCATCAGCAGCGCGTCGAGCATGGCGGGCGTCAGGGTGAGGTCGATCACGATCTTGTCGTTCCCGAGCGAGCCGAGCCGGTCGAGCGGAATGACGGCCTCGGGGCCCGCCTCGCCGATCACGGCGAGCGTCGCGCGGCTCACGATGCCGCCGTCGGCGAGGTACGGAATGTTGGGTGTCGAGATCGTGAACGAGTCGGGCAAGCCGGGGATCTTGTCGGGGATGTCGACGGAGAACGAGAGGTTGTTCCACCAGCCGATCATGTTGTTGATTACGCCCTTGAACGCCGAGCCGATCCCGTCCCACATGCCCGCCGCCTTCTGGGTGATCGTGCCGCCGAGGCCGGTCACGGTCGAGACGATGTTGTGCAACTTGCCGAGCACGCCGCCGCCGTCGGGACCGTAGGAGCCGATCGCGTTGTCGGCGGCGTTCAGCACGGGCCCGAACACGCCTGCGGCCTTTTCGCGGATGATGCCGGGCAGCCCGCCGACGGCCTCGACGATGCCGTGCACCTTGCCGAGCACGCCGCCGCCGTCGGCGCTGTAGGAGCCGATCGCGTTTCGAGCTGCGTCTCGCAGGTCGCCGAACTTTTCGCCTGCGCTCTGCAGTTTCTCGCGCGCAGCGCCCACGGCCTCGGCGATCCGCTCGCGCCAGTCGCCGAGTTTGCCCATGACCGCGCCGAGGCGCTCGATCGTGCCCGAGGCGAAGTCGCGGAACTTGCCGAGGGCCTCGCCGACGAGTTCCTTGAAGCGCCCGAACACGGCGTTCACGAGGTTGCGGAAGCCCTCGTTCTTGGCGTACAGGGTTGCCATGATCCCGATCAGCGCGACGATCGCGAGCACGACGAGCGCGATCGGGTTCCCCGCCATGACCGCGTTCAGCGCACGCTGCGCGCCCGCGAGCACGTTCGTCGCCACGGTCTGCGCCTTGGCGAGCGCGGGGAACTTGGTCGTGGCGAGGTTCAGGAGATCCGCCGCACCCGTAACACCCATGATCGCGGGGGCGGCGGCTTCCATGCCTGCGCCCACAGCGCCGAGCGGGCCCGGCATGAGGGCGAGCGCCCCGCCGAGGTCGCCGATACCGCCTGCGGCCTGCGACGAGGCAGAGCCCACGGCGTCGGCCTTGTCGCCGACGCCTGAGAGTGCGCCCTCGGCCTTCGAGCCCGCCGCCTGGGCGTCGGCTGCGAAGCCGTCGAGTTCCCCGCCCGCCTTCGAGAGCGACGCGGCGAGATCCTTCTCGTCCCCGAGAAACGCGACCTTGATCGGCTTCGCAGCCATGCCCCTACCTCTTCCGTGTGATCCGTCGGTTGTGCTCTTGCGTGATCGCCGCGCGCTCGCGGACTGTGAACGATCGCCACTCGTCGAGGGGCACGCCTACGGCGGCGGCGTCGACGACGAGGCGGGCGTTCACGGCGTCGGCGACGCGCTCTCGGCGTTTCCCTCGGCGTCCGGCTTGACCTCGGGGGCGAAGAACTCGACGACCTGCCGCATGGTGAGCGCCATGCTCGACTCGTGGGCTTCCTTGTCGCGCTGCCCCTGTCGGCGGAACCACACGAACGCGAGCGCGCGCCCCGTGGTGATGACGTCGGCCTCGCGCATGTCGCCGATCTTCTGCCCGTAGTGGCTCGCGATCGCGATCTCGTCGAAGCCGTTCAGCGACATGAGGATCTCGCTCGGCGGCATCGGGCACACGGGCGCGGCGTGGCGACCCTCGGGGATCTCGGCGCTGCCGAACGCGTCGGCTTCGAGGTGGGCGAGGTGCTGCGCGGCGTGAGCCGCGTTGGCTGCCTGCTGATCGGCGAGGGCTTGCTCGACGAGCGCGCGCACCTCGGGCGTCAGGTGATCGAGGGTGTCGGGCGTGGGGTTGTCCGTGGTCATGTCAGTCCGTTTCTCGTGAGGATCTCGTTCAAGCCGTCTTCGAGCATGGCGACCGTTCGCTCTTCCATGTGGGCGTCGGTCTTCTCGACGAAGCGGCTCGGGTGGGAGGCGCGCAGCACGTGAACGTGCGGGGCCTTGGGTCCGCCGATCGTGACGATCGCCTTCCCCTTCGCGCGGTTGGGTCGGATCGTGTCGCGCGCGTGGGCTCGGCCTGCTTGGAGGCGCGAGCCCACGGGCACGTATCCGCGCATGGTGTCGGCTGCCTCGTTGGCGATCGAGCCGAACACGTCTTTGAGGTCGTTCACCTCGGTGCCTGCGGCTTCGAGAGCCTTGACCGTCTCTCGAAGCCCCTCGATGTGAACGCCCGTCATGGTCAGCCCTTCGCGGGCTCGGCGGCGGGCTCGCGCTCGGCGCTCACCTCGTGGGCGGTGCCGTCGATCGTGTGGGTGCCGGGCACGTCGAAGACGTACACGCCGCCCGCGATCGTGCGCGCGTCTCCCTCGGTGCCGCCTGGGCGGATCACCTGCGCGCCCTCGACGACCTCGATCGTCGAGCCGAGCGGCTTGGGCTTGGGCTTGGTCATGGCTTCCTCTCTTGTTCGTTTCGATCAAACTTGGGGTTGGCCGGCGGACCAGCTCGGGCCCGTTCCTTGTGCGGAACGGTCAGAACGTGCCGGTGATCGCCTCGACGGGCTTCGCGGTGAAGACCCATCGGACAGAGACGGTCATGCGGGCGCTCGTCGACGAGTTCGCCTCGCCGCCGAGGAGCACGCCGTCGGGCTCGGAGATCACGACGTTGCCCGTGTAGTGCGGCTCGGTCGCGGTCGCCGTGGCGTTCCCGTGGGGGTTGACCTTGACGCCGAGCGTCTCGCCCGCCTGCGTCCAGATGTAACGCCACAGGCTCGACGACGCGAGATCCTGCGTCAGCGTCAGTTCGAGCGCGTACTCGCGGGCCCCTCCCGAGGCGGCGTCGAGAAACGAGGTGAAGTCGGAGTCAGCGGCACCCGACACGACCTCGCAGCGCGAGATCTCGGCGGTGTGCTCGGTGGTCCCGACCTTGAACTTCAGGAGGCGTGTGCCGAGGGCGGTCATGGTGTCTCTTCCTTCTCGTGGGGGCGCACGCCTTCAACGACGAGGCCGGGTGTGTTGCCGGTGTCTGTCACGAGCGTGACCATGACGACGGCTGTGATTACGAGCCACTCCGAGAGGGCGTCGGCGAGAGCGTCTGAGTTCTCGTCGACCCACCTCTCGGCGTCTTCGAGGTTCTGCGCCAGAGCGACGCGAACCTCCCACGCGGCCATGTAGCCGAGGCCGGTGTCGTCTCGATCGCGGCGAGCGAACGAGACCCACGCGTCGCCCGAGCGGGTCGACGAGCGGTAGTAGGGCGCGCACCGCCGCTCGCCGAGGACCGTGTTCGCGGCGTCGGCGAGGGCGGTACGGAGTGAGGCGCTCACCCGAGCAGCACCTTTCGATACGGGGCTTCGAGCCGACGCACCTCGGCGTCGAGCCCGGCGACGTACGCCGTCGCAACCGAGTAGTCACTCGCGGTCGTCTGCACGCCGAGGGGCAGGGCGCGCAGGGCGAGGTTGTGGGCGACGCGACGCTTCAACGCCTCGGCGAGCGCGGGCGGATACGAGCCGTCGGCGGGTATCCGGCACACGTTCGCCTGGGCGTCGAGTTCGGCCTCGTACGCTTCCTGTACCTCGTCGTTCGACCACGAGATCGTGTCGCCGAGGTACGCGAGCACCTCGGCGGCGGTGGGTGGGGTGAGCGCCACGAGTCAGCCGCCCTCGTGAAGCCGAGCGACCTCGGGCGGGAGGATCGGCGTCGGCTCGTCGACGGCCTCGGGCTTGGTGCCGGTCGCCTCGGCGACCTTGGCGACGCGGGCCTCGGGGCCTCGGGTGTCGATCGTCTTCCGCGTGACCTTGCCGTCGTCGTCGACCTTGACCTCGTAGGGCTTCACGATCTTGCCCTCGTCGTTGCGGACGCGCTTGACGTGAAGGTGCGACTCGGCGGGACCGATCGCGCGCCCGAGCGGGTCGGTCCCGGTGTGGGTGTCCCCGGTGCGGATCTCGACCGGGTTCCCCTCGTCGTCGACGAGCGGGTTCACGCGCTCGCGGGTCTGCGGCTCGGGCGGCTCGCCGCCGAGCATCCATCGTGTGTTGTCGCTCATGTTGTTACCTCTCGCGTCTGTTGGCGGGACCGTGGCGGCGGGTCGGGGGACGAGCCCGCCGCCACGGTCGATCGGGTGCCTGAGGATCAGGCGTCGGCGGTCGTGTAGTCGATCGGCTTCACGTCCGAGTCGCGGGTCACAGCCGAGGCGCTCATGCCCCAGATCGCGAGGTCGACGGCGGCGAGGCGGTACTCGAAGTTGAACCGCTTGGGGGCGGACGCCCACGCGTAGACCGACGACGGCACGAAGAGGTGGCTCTTCGAGGCGGCGGTCGCGCCGAGAGCCCACGCGAAACGACCGCGCAGGTTCCCGAGCTGCACGCCGTCGAAGCCCGGCTCGACCGTGCCCTGAGCGTTGGTGGGCCCGAGCACGGGGAGCAGTCGACGACCGTCGCCGCCCTCGGCGTTGACGAGCGCCTTGCCGAGCATCCCGTCGAGCGCGAGAGCGGTGTAACGGTTGCCGCCGCGCACGAACTGGAGGTCGACGAGGACGTTCGTCAGAGCGGTCACGAGGGCGGAGTCGACCGCCCCGCCGAGGTTGATCTCGCCCGCGATCGCGTTCAGCGTCGCGGCGATATCGGCCTCGATCGCCTCGAAGTAGCCGTTCATCATCTCGCCCCAGATGATCGCGTCGGCCTTGGGGTTGCCGGGGCGCTCCCACACCTCGCGGACGATCTCGACCTTGCCCGACATGTGCTCGGGGGTGACGGTCTGCTTGGTCGCGGTGAACGCGCCCGGCGTCGGCTCGACGCCCTCGACGTGCGGGCCGACGAGGCCGGTCGCCGACGAGAACTTGGGGATCGTGAACGGGGTGTCGTCGTCGAGGTTGCCGTTCGTCACGAGATCCCACAGCGGGCGCGTGAACGTGAGGTTCGGCACCCACAGGTCGGGGCGGTTCTTCACGGGGTTGAGGGCGCTCGTGCCCGTCGTGGTCACCGCGAACTGCGACTCCCACGACTCGGCCATGAAGGTCTCGATCCGCTGCCGGGCCTCGGAGTCGTGCCCCGAGGCGTAGGCGCGCAGGTCGTCCGAGAACGAGTGCTCGCCCGCGAGCCCGTCGAAGCGGTAGGGGCTCGGCTCGTTCACCTCGAACGAGGCGGTGGTCGGGTCGACCTCGCCGCGCTGCGGAAAGGTGACGTTGGCGAAGCCGTCACGGATCGCGCCCTGGACGGCCTCGCCGAGCGAGGTGGTCAGCGCGTCGAAGTCGAGGGTCGTCGGCTGCGCCGCCTCGGTGGTCGGGTCGTTCTCGGGCATGTTGTTGCCTTCCTTGGTGTGGTGTGACATGGAAACTGCGGTGACACGTGCGTCGTCGAAGACGGGCTGTGGGGTGAGCGAGATCTCGCGCAGCGGGTAGTGCACGGCGTGATACACGCCGTCGCGCAGAGCGAACTTGACGCCCTCGTGCGGGCCCACGCTCGCCCCGTCCCACACGCCGTCTTCCGCCATCGTCAGCGCCTCGTCGCCGAGCGGGCCTCGGGCGATCTTCGCCACGTAGTCGAGCCCCTCGTCGGTGTCGACGAGTTCGGCGGCGAAGCCCACGGCGTGGTGCTTGTCGTGGTGAACGTAGATCTTCACGCGACGCGAGTCGCCGAACGTGATCGCGCCCTTGTCGAACTGGAACCGCTGCCCCGCCTTGACGCCCACGACGCCGTACGGCATGGCGCGGCCTCGGATCGTGCGAGCCTCGCGGTCGACGGCGAAGACCTCGCCGCCGCCGATCGCGTCGGCGACGAGTGTGGTCGGTGTGGTCATGCGCTCTCTTCCTCTCGGGTGGGGAGAGCCCGCACGGTCGCGGGCTGCGACGCGGGCTCGATCGGTGCCTTGCCCTCGGCCTCGCGCACCTCGTCGGGCGTGAGCGCCCCGGCTTCGAGTCCTGCCTTGTAGGCGGTGAACCGGGCGAGCGGGTCCGAGCGAAGGAAGCCGTCGAGGTCGATCTCGGGCTCGTAGCCCATCGGGGTTACGTCGTGCATCCGCAGCCGGTCGGCGACCGCGTTCAGGTAGCCGCCGAGGGTGAAGTCGAGGAAGTTCTTCCGCCTCGACCAGTCAGACGAGTAGGTGCGCGAGGTGGTCGACACGCCGAGTTCCTCGGGGTCGACGCCTGCGACGCGGGCGATCTCCAACACGGCGTGCTGCCGGGCGTCGGCGAGTTGGAGTTGTTCGGGCGACCAGCCGCCCGTGTGGTACTCCAACGCGTGCGGGACGTAGGCGGTCGAGCGTGCCCGCCTGGACGCCTGCCAGCGGTTCAGCATCTCGATCACGTCGTCGTCGGAGGTGGCGGGGTCGAAGCCCTCGCCGGGCGTGAAGTAGTCGGCGGGCGGCACGCCGTCGGCCATGTTCGCGGCGGCTTGGTCGAGCATGAGGCACGTACGGATCGCGCGGGCCCCGGCGATCAGCAGCCCCTCATTGGGCGACGGGAAGCGGATCACCGACCGGGGATCGCGTCGTTCCTTGCCGTCGACGTACAGCCGCCCGTCGACGACCCGAGCGCGACCGGGGGCGAGCCGCTCGACGAACGCCGGGTAGCCGTGGTGACCGATCTCGGTTACGTCCCACCAGCCCTCGCCCTCGTAGAACATGTCCTCGAAGAGTCGCGTCATGGTGACCGATCGCGGCACGTTTCGCTCGGGCTGATCGAAGAGCGACCACGACCCGAACGCCCCGTCGGCGACACGCTTCAAGCGCAGCCGGAGCCCGCCGCTCGCGGTGCACACGAGATCGCGCGATCGCTTGACGGCGGGCACCTGTGACGCGGTGGCTCGGTCGATCCGAGGGGCTCGGGACGGCTGCCCCGCGTAGGTCGTGATCGCACCGACGACGGTCGTCGTCCACGTCTCGTCCTCGACGGCGAACGCCTCGATCACGGGGGTGAGTGCCTCGGTGGTCGCAACCGACGCGCCGAGCCCGATCCAGTCTTTGAGTCCCACGGGCAGAACCGTGGCAGTAACAATCACCCATCTTTGGGGAAGCGAACACGGCTCGGCGTGTCGCATGGTGGAGGCGTTACGCGCGGCGGCGGGCTCGCGGTCCTCGACGGGAGAGGCGTCCCGACACGAGTCCGCCGCCGTCCGAACTTTGTTCGCGACGCACAAGAGGGGCCCGAGCCGGCCAACCAGCTCGGGCCCCTGCGTTGTTCGCAGCGGTCAGATTGACGGCATGAGCACGCGCCCGCCTGCGCGCCGTGCGGGCTTCGCTCGGGCTGCGCCCGCCGCCCACGCCGCCGCCTTGATCGCGTCGACTCGACCGTGCGACGCGAGCCTCGTCGAGCCTGCGCCCGGCACGGTGCGAGCGCCGAGCACCTGTCGGGCGAGGTGCTCTGATCCGTCGTGGGCGAGCATGGCGTCGGAGAGCAGTCGCGCGAGGTCGAGCACGGCGGCGACGGGCGTCCCCTTCCCCGGCTTGGTGCGAAGCCCGACGAGGGCGGGGTCGTCGACGAGCGACGCCCCGACGATCGTCTCGCCCGTGAAGCCGCTCGCCGTAACAGTGAGCCCGGCGAGGGCGAGGTCGTCGACGGCCTCGGCAGACACGAGAGCCGCCCCGTCGGGTAGCCGCCACGCGAGCACGACGGACACGCCCGAGTCGAACGCGGCCTCGATCGCCGCCGCGTCGGGTGCGCGATCGGGGCGCGGCGTGGTGAGTTCCTGCCATGCCGCCTTGTCGACGACGGCCTCGCCGCGCTGCGGCTTCACGTTGAGCGGCGGCCACACGTTGAGGTACTGCGCGCGGAAGCCTTCCATCGGATCGGGGTCGTCGGCCTCGGGATCTTCCTCGCCCGCGAGTGCCGCCTCGTACTTGCCTTCGAGCATCCGACGCCGATCGTCCGACCAGTGCGGCGACGCCTTCCGCCACGTCTCGGGATCGCCGGGGTCGTCCTGCGGGAGAGCGCCCCAGAGCAGCAGCAGCACGCGCCCGCGCCCGAGCGACGCGAGCGCCTGGGCGATCCGCGTCTTCATCGTCGAGCGGGCTCGGCGGTGCGCGGTCGAGGTGAGGTGGAGTTGAGCCCACAGGCGCTCAAGCAACATGGGCTCGAGCCCCTCCGAGATCGTGTCGGGCTTCACGTCCCAACACTCATCGGCCATAGCGAGGTTCGCGTCGAAGCCGTACGCCGCGCCCTGCGCCTTCACGACCCACGAGGAACCGTCGGTCGGGTTCTCGATGAGTTCCTTCCCGTTGCCTTCCTTGACGGCGGTCTTCCCCCAACGACCGACCGCCCAACGCCACGCCTTTTTCTGCACGTCTCGGCAGACCGCGAGGTCGTTCCCACAGTGAACGACCGACTGCAACTCGCCGATCACGGCGGCGTGCGCGAGCCGCCACGTCGCGACCGCCCTCATGCGGTGGCTCTTGCCCGAGCGACGCGACGCGGACTCGACGACCTCGGGCCACACGAGCGTGCCGTCGGCGCGGTGCTCGTGCTGCCGCACGATCGCGAACCTCTGCCACCAGCGCAGCCGCATACGGTGCTCGCGCTCGGCCCATGCGACGACCGTCCCGCCCTCGACGGGCTCGCCCGTCCGCTCGTCGACGAGGTGCGTGCACCCGTCCCACCCGTACGAGCACACGGCATCGGCAGGCGGGTACGACATGGCGAGCGGCGGGCTCGCGTTGTCGGGCACGTCGGCGAACTCGGCCAACCACGGATACGAGCGCACCCGATCCGCGTCCCACGCCATGTCGTCGGGGATCTCCAACGGCTCGCGTTGGATCGTCGCGTGCGCGCGCTTGCTCTCGCTCGTGATCCTTGGTCGAGCCTGACTCTTGGGGAGAGAGAGCGGAAGGAGCGGGGCTGCCGGGGTGCCGGGCGCGCGGGGAAAACCGGCGTCGTCGTCGACGTCGAGATCGAGCGTCGGCTCGTCGACGAGCGCGCCCGACGCGCGCAACTCGGCGAGCAGCTGCGCCTTCGCGTTGGCGATCACGGCGGCTTGTCCGCTCGCGTCCGAGCAC